GTACTTGCTCACTATGGTATCATGGGTATGAAGTGGGGTGTCCGAAGAAGTGATAAACAGATCGCTCGCGCCGATAAGCGTTGGGAGAAGAAAGCAAGTTCTACTAAAACATTTGTAGATGTAAATAACAAGATGGCTGATAAACTTAATGGTCCTAATGGCGAACTCCAGCGAATCAACGATAAGTATGAGTATAATGATGTTGGCGAAGATCTTATGGATTTCAAAACACCGATTGGAAAGAAGTACCTTAAGGACGTGGAGTCCACGTATAACAAGATTCTAAAGGATGTGTCAGCAGAAATTGCCCCAAACGAGTCTGGTACTAAGAAGGCAGTGTTCAGTACATCGTACGAAGAAGGAATGATGCCGCAACTCACTATCGTGGATGTCGATAAGGCAAAACATGCTGATGATGTAATTGTTATAGATCTTGAATGGTGGCCTAATGGTAAGGTCAAGAAGATCAAGGGTGTAAAAACTCTTCAACACGAGGATCTTGACGATATTCTTGCTCACTATGGCATTCTTGGTATGAAGTGGGGTGTCCGAAGAAGTGATAAACAGATCGCTCGCGCGCGCAAGACTAAGAAGAGCTCAAGCCAAGATCGCTCCGAGGATTCTGAAAAAGCGGAAGCAGCGCGTAAGAAGGCAAAGAGCGGTGGCGCGAAGGCATTGTCTAATCAGGAGCTTAAAGATCTTACCACGCGTATGAACTTGGAGCAGCAATATTCTAGATTGTCTACCGAAGATAATAGTTCGAAGATGGCTAAGGGTCAGGAGAAGGTCAATAAACTTCTTGGTTTGGGTAAGACAGCTCAAGAGGTTTATAACCTTTCTAATAGTCCAATGATGAAAGAACTTAAAAAGAATTTGAAGAAGTAGAAAGGAGGGTTGTCGATGGCGTTGTCAAACAGAGCAGTGCCGATCTATTACGGTCAGTTTCGTGAAGCGGTTCTTCGGGGCGATGTTCCTGTAAACCGGGAAATTGCGATGGAGATGAATCGCATTGATGAACTAATCGACAACCCACATATTTATTACGATGACAAAGCGGTTGACGGTTTCATTCTTTTCTGTGAGAACGAGCTCACACTGACCGATGGTAATGATCTTCACCTATTGCCTACATTCAAGTTATGGTCTGAACAGATCTTTGGTTGGTATTACTATGTTGAGCGAAGTGTATACGAGCCTTCAACGGGTAATCATGGCGGACGTTATGTTCAAAAGACCATAAAGAAACGGCTGATAACAAAGCAATACCTTATCGTTGCCCGTGGGGCAGCTAAGTCTATGTATGGTGAGTGTATTCAAGCGTACTTCCTAAATGTTGATACTTCAACCACACATCAGATCACTACTGCTCCAACAATGAAACAGGCCGAAGAGATCATGTCGCCGTTACGCACAGCTATAACTAGATCACGGGGTCCTCTGTTTAAATTCCTTACTGAAGGATCACTGCAGAACACTACTGGCTCAAGAGCTAATCGTGTCAAGTTGGCGTCTACTAAGAAGGGCGTCGAGAACTTCCTTACTGGGTCTATCCTCGAGATTCGCCCTATGACTATCAACAAATTGCAGGGTCTTCGCCCTAAGGTCTCAACAATCGACGAATGGTTGTCGGGCGACATTCGAGAAGACATTGTCGGTGCTGTTGAACAAGGTGCATCAAAACTTGAAGACTATCTGATCGTTGCTATCAGCTCTGAAGGAACAGTTCGAAACGGTTCGGGTGACACAATCAAAATGGAACTAGCTGACATCCTTAAAGGTGATTATGTTGCTCCTCACATCTCGATTTGGCACTATAAGCTAGATGAGTTGGATGAAGTTAGCGATCCTTCAACTTGGTTGAAAGCAAACCCGAATCTTGGAGCAACTGTCACATACGAGACATATCATCTCGATGTTGAAAGAGCTGAGAAAGCGCCAGCTTCTAGGAACGATATTTTGGCTAAACGTTTTGGAATTCCGATGGAGGGTTATACCTACTTCTTTACTTATGAAGAAACTCTACCCCATCGGCGGCCTCAGAAGTTCTGGCAACTTCCTTGTGCTCTTGGCGCTGACCTTTCACAAGGCGATGATTTCTGTGCGTTTACTTTTCTCTTTCCTCTTCGTAATGGTAAGTTCGGCATCAAGACTAGAAGTTATATTACATCACTAACACTTATGAAACTTCCTGGTGCTATGCGATTCAAGTATGATCAGTTCATCAACGAGGGCAGTCTACACGTTCTCGAGGGAACTGTCCTAGACATGATGGAAGTCTACGAAGATCTTGATGAGTTTGTTTTAGCTGAAGAGTATGATGTTCGAGCGCTTGGGTTTGACCCATACAATGCCAAAGAATTCGTGACTCGTTGGGAAGCAGAGAACGGTCCGTTTGGTATTGAGAAGGTAATTCAAGGTGCAAAGACTGAATCAGTTCCACTTGGTGAACTTAAAAATCTCAGTGAGGAGCGCTTGTTGATCTTTGATCAAGAGCTTATGTCATTTGCTATGGGTAACGCAATCACTATCGAAGATACAAATGGTAACCGGAAGCTTCTAAAGAAACGTCAAGACGAAAAGATCGACAATGTAGCAGCGATGATGGATGCCTATATTGCATACAAGCTTAACAAGGAGGCGTTTGAATGAGGATTACGAATGATGACAAAAAGCCCTCTCTTGAAGAGGCTCTCGAGCACTATGGCGTAATGGGCATGAAGTGGGGTGTTCGTAGGGACCAAGCGGCTCTAGATAAAGCTTCGGGTCGTCCTAACAACTCGAGATCTGCTCGTGCAGCAGTTCGAAATGTTGGCGGAACCCCAAATAGAGGTGTTGGCAAGAAATCCACATGGAATTATATGGGGTCTAATAAAGATGTTAAGAATGCCCGAGAACAAGTTAGAAAATCTAATCAAAAATTGATGGATGCAGAGGATCGCCTTGATTCTGCTAAAACATCTGTTGAAAAAGCAAAAGCAAAAAAAGCATTTGATAAAGCTGAGTCAGACTTTGACACCAGTCATCACCGCGCAATTGCAGCTCAAATGACGGCAGGAGAGATTGGCGCAATAGCGATTTTGACTACTTTGGCTACAGGAAATCCTCTTAGTGGTGGCGTGGCAACCATTGGCGCTGTGGGTGCTGCTAAAGCAAATTCAGATCGAATTGCTAACCGTAGGTCTAATACTTTGGAAGCAGAGTTCATGAAAGGAAAGACCTACAAGGATGTGATGAAAGAATCCGCCAAAGTAATCGACAAGGCTGCTAAAGAGAAGAAGTGATCGGCCGTCTATATTTCCAAGGAAAGGAGGTGACTCGTGGGAACAATTGGTGATAGGATCAAGCATGCTTGGAATGCGTTCTTGAACCAGGATCCAGAATCTCGGATCCAATCATATTCTGGTGCGCTTTCTTATGGCGGTCGTCCTGATCGTATTAGATTCTCAATTCCAAATGAGCGTTCGATCATCTCCTCGATCTATACACGTCTAAGTGTTGACATCGCTGCAGTTGATATTCGTCATGTTCGTTTGGATAAAGATGATCGCTATGCTGAAGATGTTCTGAGTGGTCTGAATAATTGCTTGACGCTTGAAGCTAACATAGATCAAGCAGGTCGTGCTTTCCGTCAAGACATTGCTATGACAATTCTTGATAAGGGTGTTGCTGCAATTGTTCCAGTAGATACAACCGTTAATCCAGGCGCTTCTGGAAGTTTTGAAATCAAGACGATGCGTGTTGGTGAAGTTGTTTCTTGGATGCCTAAGCATGTTAAGATTAGTCTTTATAATGAGGCTGTAGGACGACGTGAAGAGATCGTGCTTGAAAAGAAGTATGTAGCTATTGTTGAGAACCCGCTATATTCTGTAATGAACGAGCCAAACTCAACTCTTCAGCGACTAATTCGAAAGCTCAATCTTTTGGATGCGGTTGATGAGCAATCTAGCTCGGGGAAACTCGATCTTATCATTCAACTTCCGTATGTTATCAAGTCGGAGGCCCGACGTCTGCAGGCGGAACAACGCCGAAAGGACATTGAGTTCCAACTTAAGGGTAGCCAATACGGCATTGCCTATACTGATGGAACTGAGAAAGTTACGCAACTAAATCGTCCTTCTGAGAACAATCTCTTGGCACAGATTGAATACTTGACTGCAATGTTGTATGGTCAACTTGGTCTTACGGAAGGGGTTATGAATGGTACGGCTGATGAAAAGGCCATGCTGAACTACAACAATCGTACAGTCGAGCCCATTGTGTCAGCTGTTATCGATGCGATGAAGCGTACGTTCCTTACAAATACGGCTCGATCGCAGCGTCAGTCTATTATGTACTTCCGCAATCCGTTCAAACTTGTTCCAGTTAATGATATTGCGGAAATTGCTGACAAATTTACCAGAAATGAAATTCTAACGTCGAATGAAATTAGGCAAGTTATCGGCTTCAAGCCGAGTGCAGACGAAAAGGCTGATAAGCTTATTAATAGCAACATGCCTCAGCCTGGTGACAAACCGGCTCCGTCGGGGTCGGAACTACAACCTGTAAGTAAGGAAGGAGACAGTCAATATGGACGCTAATTTTGGCGGCTACGCAACGAAGGCTGGCCTCAAGTGCTCCGACGGTCGAACCATCATGCCCGAAGCATTTAAGCACATGGATGGCATGACAGTTCCGCTGGTGTGGCAGCATGGGCATAATGAGCCAGCAAACGTTCTTGGGCACGCTGTGCTCGAGAATCGTGAGGATGGAGTTTACGCTCACGGTTTCTTTAATGACACTGAATCCGCAAAGAATGCCAATCAGCTCGTCCAGCACAAGGACATCACTGCGCTGTCCATCTATGCGAACCAGTTGGTTGAACGAACCAAGCAGGTCTTTCACGGTGTTATTCGTGAGGTTAGCTTGGTTCTTTCTGGTGCCAACCCAGGTGCCCTCATCGATAACGTAGCCATTGCACACAGCGATGGTTCAACCGATATTCTTGATGACGAGGCTATTATCTACACTGGTCTCGATTTTCAGCACAGTGATGATTTGGGCAAAGAAAAAGAAGAAGAGAAAGAGGAAGAAGAGAAGTTCGAGCACGAAGAAGACACGACCGTGCAGGATGTTTACGACTCGCTCTCCGATGAGCAGAAGAATGTCGTCCACTACATGATCGGGTCCGCTCTCGAAGCGGCTGCTAACAAGTCCGTGAAGCAATCCGAGAAAGAAGAAGAGGGCGACCTCTCACACAAGGAAGGAAAGCAGGAAATGAGTAATGTCTTCGAAGAGAAGCACGATGGCAATACGCCTGAGCATTACGAGCTTTCCCATGATGCCATTAAGGGTATTGTGGCCGACGCAACCAAGAACGGGTCATTGAAGGAAGCTGTTGAGTCCTATGCTCTTCAGCACGGTATCGAAAACATCGATATTCTCTTCCCAGACGCTACGACTGTTGGGGAAACGCCCGAGTGGGTCACTCGCCGGATGGAGTGGGTCGCTGGTGTGCTTAATAGCACTCGGCACACGCCGTTCTCGCGAATCAAGACTCGTGCGGCAGATATTACCCACGATCAGGCTCGTGCCAAGGGCTATGTCAAGGGAAGTCTGAAGAAGGAAGAGTTCTTCGGACTTACCAAGCGAGTTACCACGCCGACTACGGTATACAAGAAGCAGCAGTTGGACCGTGATGATATTATTGATATCACGGACTTCAATGTTGTCTCGTGGCTCAAGGGCGAAATGAGGGTTATGCTCGATGAAGAGCTTGCCCGTGCGGTTCTCATCGGCGATGGTCGTGATATCTCAGACGAGGACAAGATCAAGGACCCTGGTGGCGCTGCTGAGGGTGCTGGTATTCGTGCTGTTGTTAATGATCACGAGCTGTATGCTACTACGGTCAATGTGAACATCAATGACACGGATTCGAGCTACCTCGAGGTTGTTGAGTCTATTATGCGTGCACGCAAGTTCTACAAGGGTAGTGGTTCGCCGACCTTCTATACGACCAACCAGACTATGGTTGAAATGCTCCTCACGAAGGATAACTTCGGTCGTCGTATGTGGAACAATAAAGAAGAGCTGAGGTCGGCTCTAATGGTTGCGGATATTGTCGAGGTTGAGGTGATGGAGAATGAGACCGACTTGCTCGGAATCATTGTTAACCTTCGTGACTACGCCATGGGCGCCGAACAGGGCGGTCAGGTTTCTATGTTCGATGACTTTGACATCGACTACAACCAGTACAAGTACTTGATCGAGACTCGGGTTTCCGGTGCTCTCACCAAGATCAAGTCTGCGCTGATCATCAGGTCGGCCCTAGGTACTGATGTTCTGACCGTGCCTGAGGTCCCGACGTACGATAGCGGTGATGTGACCATCCCGACGGACGCAACTACTGATTACTTCCTCGATGAGGTGAGTGTTGCTGACGGTTCTGTCAACGCAGTTCCTTCCGGCGCAACGGTTATTGTTACCGCGGTTGCAGCTACTGGGTACTACTTCGGCACCAATGCTGAGGACCAGTGGACCTTCACTAACGAGGCCTGATAATCGGAGCTGCAAATGGCAAAGTTCTACGGCGAAATCGGTTACGGCGAGTCTATGGAGACAGCACCTGGTGTGTGGGAAGATGTCATCACCGAGAAATCATATTTTGGGGATGTCATTCGAAACTCACGCCAGTTGCGAGAAGGAGAGGGAGTCAACAACGATCTCTCTGTCGGAAACTCCATTAGTATTGTCGCTGATGCATATGCCAACGAACACTTCTTTGCCATTCGCTATATTGGATGGGCGGGGACTCTGTGGACGGTTAAAAACGTCGATGTGCAGAGCCCCCGCCTCATCTTGAGGTTGGGAGGTGTCTATAATGGCCCGAAGGCTTGAACTTCAAACTCTCCTTGAGGATGTTCTAGGCACTACCAATGTATATTTTCAACCTCCTGCCAATGTGCAAATGCAGTATCCGTGTATTGTTTATACACGTGACAACGCACGTACTCGGTTCGCTGGCAACGTTCCATACCGTTATACTAAACGATATCAGGTAACTTTTATCGGTCAGGATCCCGACAGCGAAATTCCTGATAAAATTGCCGCATTGCCTATGTGTATATTTAATAGGCATTTCACAGCAAATAACCTCAACCATGATGTCTTCAGCCTATTCTTTTAGAAAGGAAAAACCCATGCGTCTTAAGTGGGATCAGGTTGGCGAGCGGTTCTATGAAACCGGCGTCGACCATGGTGTTCTGTACATTCCAACCGTTGGTGTATATGATGCGGGCTATGCTTGGAACGGCTTGGTGGCTGTTAGTGAGTCTCCCAGCGGTGCCGAGGTAACTCCTCAGTATGCTGACAATATTAAGTACCTCAACCTTGTGTCCGCCGAGCAGTTTGGCGCCACGATTGAGGCATTTACCTATCCAGATGAGTTCGCTCAGTTCGATGGCACGGCTGAACCTCAGGCTGGTGTTCTAATCGGACAGCAGGTTCGTGGCACGTTCGGTCTTTCATATCGTACCCAAGTCGGTAACGATGTCACAGGCACGGACTTTGGTTACAAGTTGCATCTCGTCTACGGTGCCATGGCGGCTCCGACGGAGAAGGCTTACGGAACTATCAATGAGTCTCCTGAGGCTCTGACGTTCTCGTGGGAGCTTAGCACGACTCCGGTCGATGTGCCTGGTTTCAAGCCGACAGCATCGATGGTGATCGATTCGTCTAAGGTCGACGCAACTAATTTGGCGGCTCTTGAGGACATGCTCTATGGGACAGCCGGTGGCGATCCTCGTCTTCCGCTTCCTGCCGAGATTCTGAGCTTGTTCGCAGGTACGGTGACTGAAGTTACGACCGAGAATCCGACCTATGATGCTACCTCGGACGACATTACTATTCCGTCCGTTGTGGGTGTTGTCTACTCAATCGACGGCGAAGTGGTTCCGGCAGGACCTTACCCAATTACCGAGGACACAGTTGTTACGGCTGCTCCGGAACCGGGATACGTGTTCTCGGCAATTTCGGACACCGACTGGACGTTCTACTACATCGCGTAGTAGTCCACAAACTAGAAGGAGGCCAGAGAGTGCTTACAATAATTGTCCCGATGGAAGAAGCTTTCGATGAAGCGAAGGATGAATTTGTAGCTTCGGAGGTTTATGTCTTGGACCTTGAGCACTCTCTGGTTTCCCTATCAAAATGGGAGTCGTTTTGGGAGAAACCGTTTCTCAACGCAACTGAGAAGACTTCTGAAGAAACGTTGTGGTACATCAAGGCTATGATTATAACCCCCGACGTCCCTTCAAAAGTGTATGGCAAGCTCTCTAACGATAACCTTGTAGCAGTTAATCAGTACATCAACGCTAAGATGACTGCTACCTGGTTTAGTGATAAACCAAAGCAATCTCCAAGTAGTGAGACTATCACTGCAGAACTAATTTACTACTGGATGATTGCACTAGGTATCCCATTTGAGTGCCAACATTGGCATCTTAGTCGTCTATTGACTCTCGTTCAAGTTTGTAACGTTAAGAATGCTCCTAAGAAGAAGATGGGTAAGCGAGAAGCAGCGGAAAGACAACGAGCTCTTAACGCTGAAAGAAAAGCTAAGCTTAACACTACAGGGTGAAAGGAGGAACCATGACCCGACTTATGTGGAATGCTGT